GCACCAGGTACTTGATCTGGAGGAGGCTCGAGAGTTAGGGTTAGCGTTTGATCCTTGGGAGGAACTCGACTCGATGCTACTACCCTCTTGGCACCAGGAGGGAGCTGGCCCCTTTGGTCAGAATCTGCCCAACCCCTACACTTACCAGTACAAGGTATTGCAGCTAGGTGATGCAGCGAGGGTAGGCCGACTCAACGGAGTCGCGGCCGAGTCAGTTCGCGCTAAGCGCAACTCGATTCTCCATCTCAAGGCGTACTTCTTCGCTTTGTTTGCCGCGCAACTCCCTGTAAACGCTCTGGCTGAGGGCGGGTTGACCGAGCTGCCGAACAAGTACTGGCTACTGGCCGGTGCTATTTGGCAGAAGCTGATGAGTTTCCTGACTATCGTGTTGGGCATGATGGTGCGCTTTAGCCGGTGCATCAACCTCGAATGGTACCGAGGCATGTCGCTGGAAGCTCAGGCAGTGGTGGATGTGGTTTGTTTGGTCGCAGTAGGGGCGTTTCTCTGGTGGTTTACCCGGAGGGAACCTTACGTCCTTGTTGCGTCCAAGACAACGAAGAAGATGGACCGGTTCCTAGGACAGGTTCTCGGTGAGAAGGGAATGGTGTACCGCGTCCGCGTCAACGGAGTGGAGCACGAACTCACTGCGAGCGATGAAGGAACCGGGTGCCACCAGGATGAGATGGCCATGCCGGGTTCGGAATACTTTCCGTGCCGAGCGCAGCCGATTGGAGCGATCTTGGTTACGAACGATGGCACGAACATTCAGTTGTTTGGCACGTTCTGGCGAATGGACGAGTACTTGGTTACCGCCCGTCACTGCAGCAACACTCTTGCTCAATCGACGGCGCGTGTTTACCTCGCACCGATCCGCCAAACCAAGAAGGGCAACTATGAAGTCAACAAAGACTCCATGTACCGCGCTCCCGACGATTTCTTTGCTCCAGAGAGCAACGTCATTGCCGCTTTCGAGATCGATGCGTTCGCACGTGAAGTCGACCCTAAGACGTGGGCGTCCATTGGATTGACGAAGGCCTCGATGAAAATCAAGTCAGCGTACGGTCAGCAGGTGCACAGCGTGGGATTCACAGGAGATGGCCTCCTAGTCTCAGCGTCTGGTAAGACACTGCCCGATTCGGGTCACGAACTGCTGCACCATACCGCTAGCACTCAGAAAGGTTTTTCCGGTTCGATCCTCCTGTGTGGCAACAGCGTGGTTGGCATGCACGTAAGCGCTGCCGGTGAACACAACGTTGCAATTAGAGTTGAGTTGATCCAGTACCTGATTGACGTCGGGACTGGCCTGGAGAGTAACTCCAAGAACCAGAAGAAGTACTCGTACGCAGACGCTTCCTACAAGGAACACTACCGCCAAAACAAGTGGCGTGGTGGTATTGCCAATCTTCGCATCCTGCGAGATGGCAAGTACGCGATTGTTCTCGAGAACGGTCAAGCAACCTACGGTTGGGACAAGGCCGGTCTGATCGAATGTTTCGGACCATCGGGCAACCCACACCGGGATGAGGACTTCTTTGAAGACATGATCATGGACATGCGTGGTTTGAAGAGCACTACCCGTGAGCGTTTTGTCGAGTATGACGACGAGCGCTATCACCGAAATACTTTTGAGAACGCAAGCATCGGCTCCGTTCGCACCAAGAAGGCATCTAACAAGAAGAAGCCCAGTGCGAAGAAGGTGGAGGTAAAGGAAAAAGAGCAGTCCTACAAGGTTACTGCCGGGCTCAAGCCCATCCACGGCCCCACAGCGCCCAAGGAGCAGCCTGAAGCTGTACAGGTGATGGAGGACTTTAAGGAGGAGATTAAGGCCCTCGGATATGAAGAAGGACTGTTCGCTTACCCGGACATGTCCCCAGCTACGGAACGCAAGTCGCTCGAAGCGCACTTGAGGTTGTTTGACAAGCGAGTGAGAAACGTTGCCAAGCCGCCTACCGAAGAAGAGATGAGACGCTGTTCTGCTATCGTCGGCCAGATGATGCAGTCAGCCTCGTTCCTTCCAGATGTCGACTACCGTACCGAAGCTGGAATCCTGGATGTGATTAACTCGTCGATCATCGACTGCAAGAAAGCCAGTGGTTACCCGTATTGCGCAAACGGGCAGCCGACAAACGGGCAAGTCTTGGGTTCCTACGGCGAGAAAGGATTTGCACAGCATGTGCTGAACGAGTGGGACAACTTAAAGGTTGAAGCGAAAGTCTTCTTGAAAGGCGAGCCAACCAAGAAAACCAAACTCGAGAAGGGCATGCCGCGCGTCATCACAGGATTCCCTCTTCACGTCACTGTCAAGCACGCGGCCATTTTCCGGCCACTCATGATGGCGTTGACAAAGCAGTGGAAGCGAAACCCAGTTAAGTTCGCGTTCTCTCCGGCCAAGGTCGGACACATCGAGCATCTCGCTGAAGTACTCAGCGGGAAGGTGTGGGAGAGCGACAAGGGCACTTGGGACTACAACTATTTCATGTGGATCGCTAACTGCTGTCGCGACGCGACAAAGATGCTTGCCCTCAAGCCACCCTCGTGGTCTGAGGAAGAGTACCAACGATACCTCACGGATATCGATGGGGCTTTCAAGCAGGTCTTGCAAGAGACCGATTACCGGACCTCTGACGGCCACCTCTACGACCCGACACATGATGGGATCATGAAGAGTGGCTGGTTTATGACCATCGCCCAGAACTCAATCGCACAGCTGGTAGTGCACGTGATGACGTGCATGCGCCTTGGCTACGGTGATGAAGAGATCATGGCACTAGCAATTGTGGCTGGTGGAGACGACGTCAACCAGGAACCGGTCCCCGCAGGGGTGGAGGCTTATGTCGCAGCCGCGACCGAGCTCGGAGTTGAGATGGAGATTCATCAGCGTGAGTCTCTTTATCACTCTGAGTTCTTCTCGAACGATCTTCGGATGGGCAAGGATGGACCTACGTTCCACCCCAAGCGTTGGACGAAGCACATTGAACACCTCAAGGTGATCAAGCGCGACTGCCTTGGCGGTGCGCTAGTGTCTCACATGTACAACTACCGCCACGAACCGGAGAAGTTTGAGCTTCTGAACAAGATGTATCACGCCCTCAATGACAAGTTCCCCGTGGACTTCCCTATCAACAAGCTGGTTTCTCGCCAGTTGCTGTGCGCAAGCCAGTACGGACACGAGAGCCTAGGTTGGGGATCACCTACATTCGAATTGCGCGTCGAGCCGATGGGCAAGGAAGGATGGGAGTGGTCTTGGTAAGCGGAAGACCAGACCTCAGCATAGTCGTTAAAAGGCTGGCGTGCTCGACAGTGCGCATCGTATGGAGGTGGTTGGCGTAAATTAAAACGAAAACACGAAAATGAATACACCGCTACCAACAACAACAAAGTACCTGGGACAGGAGGGTGAGGACCCAACCTCGCCTTTCTGGGCTTCAGGTAACTATGTCGGACCGTACTGGAGCGATGGTACGGTGCAGGAGAGTGTCGAGTGGGGAGACAAACCCGCTCTTCACGCTCTTGATGAACTGGCAAGAAAACATGACGCGGCGTATGCTCATTACAAGGATGAGAAACACCGCGAAGCGGCAGATATGTTATTTGCCGAGGAGGCGAAGAAGCTGAAACAGAAGTACGGCTCTAAGTGGGCAGACGACCCACAAATCGCAGCGCGATTAGTAGAGTACGGAAATCACACGACACGGCAGATTAAAAATCTCGCCAAGATCGGAGTACTGGGACCAGCAGCAATTCCTTGGTTGATATACAAACAAGCCAGCAATATGATTGACAACCACAAGAGGATTAAAGGGACTTATCTCACAAAGGAGGTAGGAGACATCAGAAGGTTCTACGAGACAGACCCGAAAAGGGTAGTCCAGAAAACTGTTGCAACGGAATCGAACAAGAAACGACCCGGTTGGACGGGGCCTACCGTGGATTCAGTACCCAGAAGCAATACGTTGCAGGCTGGCGAAGACTCTCGGAGTGTAAAGCCCGCAACCCCCGCGACGACAACGAAAGCGGGGCCTACATCCACCCTTATCCACAATGCGGAGTTGATCGAAGGCCAGCGACGCCGGTTCTCCAATTACCAAGCTCTCAAACAAGCCGCTCATAAACAACCAGCTCGGAAAATCCTTAAAAATAAGAAACGAGTTGGGACCACTTTCGGCTATGTCCATCCCACCGTCGCGGTGCCATTTAGCGAGGTGGAAGGCAAACAAAAATATAAAAAGAATCAAGTACGGCCTTTATAGTGGAGGAAGGTTGGCGTAAAACAAAACAAAATAAATAAATCAAGAAAACTCGAAATTATCGTACGATGGCTAAGAAGCAAATGGTACGTAAGATGGCAAAGCGCTCCCGTCAGAAGAGCGGTTTCGGAGCAGTGTCTACAATTAACACAGCGCCTGTTTCAGTTGGAAACTCAGTACGAGGCTCAGCGCCTCGAGTCACTCAAACAACTGATGGTGCTCGTGTTGTTGGGCGCGACTTCGCTTTTGCTCTTTCTGGTACTGCGGCAGCGGTAACCAATTGGGAGCTGATTGGCGGAATGCCGATCACGCCTTGCTGCTTGCCCAGCAGCATCTTGCGAAACTACTGCCAGATGTTTAACAAGTTCAAGGTGAACAGTTTCACCGCCCACTACATTACAAGCAGTCCCACGTCCCAGGCAGGCGACGTGTTGTTCTACTACGAGAAAGACAGATTGGCTCCAATGCCTGACTATTCCAACAGTTCATTCCTACCATACGCTCTAAGTGACCCTCACACGGTCATTGGCCCACAGTGGACGAATCACTCAGCGACCATCCGCCCTACACGGGATTGGAAGACGACGCTGTATGGAAATCAAACCGACCTTAACGAGGATTCGGAAGGAACTCTGTTCTTCTTTAGCAAGACAAATGCGGCTAACAGCCCAGGATATCTGCTCATAGATTACGATATACAGTTCAAGGAACTCAGCGTGAACCCTCGCGCTGGTTCGCTACCGATCGCAAGAGCCCAGAGCTCATTTGCTTGTTTCACTATCACAGTGGGCAACACTCTGGGAGCTCCTGTGTATGGAAGCTTGACCTCAGGCAAGACGATTGCGAACGTCACTAGTACAGTGCCCAACGGCACTATAGCTGGCGATATTTTCAAAGTTCGTCTAGCGCCGACAGCGTCGACGCAAGTCAACGCTGCTTGGTCAGGCTCCCCAACGCCGACAACAGCGAATTTGTTCCGTTTCGGAATTACAAACCGAGCGTTGACGATTGATGATGGTACTACATTGTACCTAGCTACCGGGTCATACTCTGGCATATGGCAGCTCTACCCAACACTCGAAGCGGCAGTCACTGATACTGACCCTATTGAGATGGCGACATCATTCACTCCAATCTCGGTGAACTTGTGTCTCGAGATGCAATTAGTGCGGAACACGACTGATCTCACACAGGCATCGTACTAAATTCGAGTAGCCCAACCCCCCACAAAGAAATCCAGGAGTGGATAGCAGTTATAAACGAAGCTCTTGGTTACCGGAGTGAGATGTGGAAAACTAAAACATCTTTCCTCACTCGCGGTAGGGATCCTAAAAAGATCGGCAAATGGAAGCCGACTCCCAATTGTAACGGATGACCCGG